GTTCATCAACGGGCGGGGGAACCTTATTCGGTGACCTGTATTGGCAACGCGACGGGACAATCCAGTTCCCCGCTGACATTCAACGTGTCGCAGCACCCGTGTCCACCGTGGGGATACTGCCTATCATTCAGGGTTAGAAATGAAACTCCACCTTGTGAATCTCCCGCACACTGAAGCGACCGACGCCTACAGCGCGTGTGCGTACACGGGTAAGGTCCGTCGCTTCGTCCCGATGATGGAGGCACAGGGCTTCGAAGTAACCCTGCACCAACCCCTCGACCAGAGGGAGCGTGAGGCGTTCGGATTCTTCGGGCCGGCTGATTATCTCAAGATCGACTTCAACCCCGAACTGCCGATGTGGAAACTAACTAACGCAAACGTCCTTCAATCAATCAACGAAGTCAAGGAACCCGACGACATCGTGTGCATCATCACCGGAACACCGCACCAAGAGTTGATCGACCACATAGGACTGAAGTGCGTGGAGTTCGGCATCGGCTACACCGGAATCTGCAACAACACCTTCCACGTCTATGAATCACACGCCTGGAGGAACTTCGTCTCTGGACGATGGAACATGGACCATAAATTCTTCGATGAGGTCATCCCGAATTCGTATGAGACTGAACGCTTTCCAATCGTGGAAGAACCCGATGACTACTTCGCCTTTGTCGGCAGGACCATTGACAAGAAGGGCTACCGAATCGCCGAGCAGGTCTGTGAGGAACTGGGTAAAGAACTCATCCTGGTCGGTCAAGGCCAGACCCCGACCTACGGCGATTACCGAGGGCTTCAACCCTACGACGAAGTGATCAAAGTCATGTCACACGCCAAAGCGTTGTTCGTGCCGACGACGTACATCGCTCCCTTTGAGGGCGTCCACGTCGAGGCGCAACTCTGTGGCACGCCAGTCATCACGACCGATCAGGGCGTCTTCACCGAGACCGTAACCAACGGCGTGAACGGATTCAGGTGCAAGATGTACCGCGATTTCGTGGAGGCGGTTGAGATGATTGAGGAACTTGATCGCTCACAAATTGCTCGTGACGCGCGCGCGCGCTTCAGCCTCGAAACTGTCGGCATGCAGTACGCCAACTATTTCGAAAGACTCTCGACGCTGTCGGGGAAGGGCTGGTACGACTGATGTACGGATGCGTCCCTCTGGCTGTGACGCCATTCGGCGGGGAGCTCTCCGTCTACTTGAATCCTCAGCCCTGTCCACCGACGCCCGACTCAGGAACAGGCATCCTACCAGGGACTTTGTACCAAGTAGTCCCTAAGAGATCAACGGGCCACGCTCGCAGGAGCAACGGACGCTCCGCACCAAGTCGTCGACGCTAGAAATAATTCCTCAGAAATCCTCTGTCTTACACTTCGCGGTTGCTACTATCGCTTTCAGTAAAGGCGAAGTCTCGATCAATTCGAGATGGAGCAGCCAATCTATTTGGTCTTCCTAGACACAACAATGTGTCGCACGATTCACAGGAGCCAAATAGATCATGAGCCTTCTTTCGACCATCAGGGCTGAAAAAGATGAGGCCGCACGAGCGACACTCATCAACGAACTCACGTCCGACGAACTCGCCAGTCTCCAGGCCGAAATCCTCGAAGTCGATTCAGGCATCGACGACAACGACGACTCTGTAGCAACTCTGGAAACCATCGTCGAGTTGGCCGACATCGCCGATTCCGTGACGGCACGTAAGACCTCGCTCGAGACCGAGAAGGCCGCTGCCGCCGAAGCCCGCAACGCCGCACGCGCCCGCATCAAGGCCGCGACCGGTGGACCCGAGGACGAAGAGCCCGAAGGTGAGAAGCCAGAAGAGGTCACCGCCGAGGTCGAAGAGCCAGCCGAGGGCGAGAAGGTCGCGGTCACCGCTTCCGCGCTGCGCTCAAGCCCCGCGAAGATGGCGAAGGTCTCGACTCGCTCGATTTCACCAGAACTCACGAAGACCACGGGCAAGCGGACTTCGCTGGTTGCCGTAGGGCAGTTGGAGCGCCACTCGAATGGTGACGAGTTCGCCACCGGAAACGAAGGACGCTACGACCTCGCCGAGGAAATGTCCTTCACCCTGGAAGGACTCGACCCAACTGCCGCCAACGGCAAGGTCAAGATCGCGCGCGCTCGTTGGGCCGATCAGTACGAGGCTTCTCGCAGGCTCACGGGTCAGTCGACCCCCGAGGATTTCAAGAAGCTCGACGCAGTCACAACCCCCCAAGCGATTGCCGCTTCCGGTGGTGTGTGTCTCCCGACCAACGTGGACTACTCACTCGACGTCTGGGCGACCCAGGACCGACCAGTTCGTGACGGCCTCGCTGCCTTCCAGGTGAATCGTGGTGGGCTGGTCTATCGCCAGCCGAACACCATCGGTGCGCTGTCGGGTTCATTCACCGAATGGACCGAATCCACCGACGCTGACCCTGGTGACAACGTCAAGAACGTCCTCGCCATCACCTGTGAATCCCCCGTCCAGGTCTACGTCAACGCAATGGTCACCCGTCTGGGCTTCGGTAACCTCATGGGTCAGTTCGACCCCGAGACGATCGCCTCGAACACCGACCTCGCGATGGCCTACGCCGCGCGCGCCGCGGATGCTGCACTGTGGACGCAGATTCAGACCTTTGCCACGAACACGATCACGTCGGCTTCTCAGTTGGGTGCTTCGCGTGACCTGTTCACGACCATCATCCAAACCGCGGCGAACTACCGCGTGACGAACCGACTCAACCGTGACCAGACGCTGACCTGCATCTTCCCCATCTGGGGCCTTGACATCATCCGTCAGGACCGCGTGATGGAACTTGCGCACTCGGCAGACGGCCCGTACGACGTCTTCTCGATCACCGATGACGACATCAACAACTGGTTCGACAACTACAACGTGAAGGTCATCTGGTCCCTGGACCCCTTGACGGCCAACGCCGGCGCCGGAACGTACGTCAACCAGAACTTCGGTGCCTTCACCGCGTCTTCGGCGGTCCCGGCCTACCCGACCGAGGTCATGTGGAACCTCTTCATCGAGGGTTCGATTCAGTTCCTCGACGGTGGTCGTTTGGACCTGGGTGTTGTTCGAGACGCCACGTTGGACTCGACCAACGATTACGAGACCTTCGTGGAAACCTTCGAGAACGTCGCCAACCGTGGATTCTCCGGTGGTGTCCTTCAGATCGTTTCGACCACGCACCCTCGCGGTGGGTCGTCCGCTACGGTCGCGATCTCCTAAGCCGTCATGGCCCCGAACGAACCAGGGCTGTATTACCCGGTCCCTCCGATACCGCCGAAGCCGCCGCAGGTCACCCTGCTCGGCTCGTCGATATCGCCGCCGAGTAATGACGTCATCGAAAACGACGACAACGTAATAGCGGCCAAGATTCAACTCAAGAACGCCAACGATCAGTTCGCCAAAGCTGACTCCCTAGAGGACAAGCAGTACGCGAGTGACAACGTCGACGTTGCCTATCAGGGCGTGTTGGATGCCAAGGCGATGGCGATGGCGAACCTCGCCGCTCAACTTGGACTCTTGCCTGTGGAACTCCGTGAGGAACTTGAACTGGACAATAACGAGAAGTGGGTCAGGGGCTTCGCGTACCTGCCCGAGAATGGTTCTGCCGCGATCAACCGCGCGCCGGGTGATGTCACGACAGTCGATGACCCAACGGAGCCACCGAACCTGTTGAAGGTGGAATTCCAGCCTTACGACGTCGGGGTCAAGATGTCGGCGTCGTCGTTGAACGGCGAAGAGCAGATTGACTATTTGGGACGCGTGCAGCGTCAGAGTGATTCGGCCGCGCCGTTTGCCATTGAATACGAGTTCTGGACCGGCACGCTCGCGAAAGCCAACGGCTGGCCGAACAACTACTTGGCCGGACCACGAACTACTGACGTATCTGCGACGCCTTCTGCGCCTGCCGCTGTCACGGCTGACTCCGCGCCGACGCTTCCCCTCACAGTCGTCGCTGCTTCGAACGACACGTTCATCTACACGAGTTCCTACGACCCGAACTCACCCGACACCTTCACGATTGCGCCAGGTGTTTACACGACCATCGCAGAACTCGTGGCGGCTGTCGCGGCTGCACAGTCAACCGTTACCCCGTTTCTCCCCTTCTCGACGTACGTCAACGTCACTGAGACTGGTGGGAGCATCGTCTTCACTAGCGTCATCCGAGGAACCAGCGGAAACTCCGACACGATCACTGAGGGTGACGGCGGGGCGGCTGCGATTGGGTTCTCTGGCAACCCTGACGACTTCGCGAGCGGAGCGAACGCTGTTGCGGTCTCAATGGCCGAGGGTCTCGGAATAATCCAGTCGTACCTTTCAAATACCGGATTCGGTGGACAGGGAATGATCCACTTGGTTCCCGAGGCCGCGCCTAACTTGCTGAACTCTCGCCGGGTAGGAAAGTTCCTACTCGACCAGTTCGACAACATCATCGTGCCGGGGGTCGGTTACACCGGGTCTGGTCCTTCAACCGAAACCCCAGCCGATGGCACGTCGTGGATCTACGGCACCGACTTGGTGGCGACGAGGTTGCAGAAGAACCCGACCATCTTCCCGAAACTTCTCAGCCAAGCGCTCGACCGTAGTGAGGGCGGAAATCCGAACCTCATAACATTCCGCGCAGAGCGCTTCGCTGCGGCATATTTCGATGCTTTGCGCCAGTACGCCGTCCTCGTGTATCTACCCGGATTCCCTTAAGGAGAAAATGAAATGACCGAAACTACTCTTCCACCGGGCGGTATCGTTTTCGCCAAGTGCACGCGCATCACGCAACTCGATGAGTCGGGCAACATCATCCCCGGTACATCCGTCTTCGTCACCGATCAGTTGATGAAGGCGACCTTGACGCAGGTCAACGAGGCCGGTGACACCGGAGCGATCAAGAACGCTGCCGGGAACCTCGGCGTGTGGTATCTACGCGGAGACATCCAGAAGTGGTACACCGTCGACATCGAGATGGTCTACCCCGACCCACAGATCGAAGCCTTGCTCACGGGTGGCACGTTGTTCTCCGACGCCGCCGTCGCCCTGGGTGCGCCAAGTGGTGCCCCGACCGTCACCCTCGAAGCGGCCGGCGGGACACTTCCTGCTGGGAAGTACGACTACGCCTACGCGAACTACTCGGTCTTCGGTCGTACGCCAATCGGCCCCGACCAGAACGTTGTCGTTGCCTCGGGAACCACGAACCAGAACGTCGTCAGTGGATTCGTATTCGCTGCCGGTGGACTCGGAGTTGTCGTCTACGGTCGCTACCTCGGAACACTGCAGAAGGTCGGCACGGTCCCGAACATCGGCTCACAGGCCACGTCTGCCGCATCAGGAACCGGAACTGTCACGTCACTCACTGTGACAGCCCTGACGGACTTGGTGCCCGCGGGAACGACGTTCCAGATCACCGGCGACACGAATACCGCCAAGATCGTCTTCACGGTCACTGAGACGGGCGCCATTGGCGCTGTCAGCCTCGCGGTCTCGGCCCCGACGGTCACCACGACGATTGCCGCGGCCGCGTTGATTCCCGTCTTCGTCGACACTGGTTCTGTAAAGCCCGCCGGCGTGCCGAACGAGACTGACCTCTCGGCCGGTCCTGGAATCGGTGTCGGTCAGCAAACGCCGACCCCTGGCGTCGTGGGTAACCCGAACGGAGTTTCACTGGAGTTCTTCATGGAGCGATTCACCGAAGGTCACCAAGACCCGGTTAACCCCTACACGTGGTTCGCGCTGCCTCTGTGCACGTACTTCGTCGTCGGGGCCAGGGACGTCACCAACGCGGAACTCCAGGCTCTCTACAACGGCGTGGCCTTCCCGAACCCCAACTGGGGCGGTGGACCTAGCGGTCAGTTCCCCTTCGACTCAACGGAAATTCTTCAGTGGACCGCGTGCGGCGAAGACGTCGTGCCGACACCGTCGTACGTCGCGCAAGCTGCCGGTTAAGCAGAGGGCGAATGGGCCCGAGAACGTCGAGTTGCGCTCCCTGGATAACTGGCGATCAAGTCCTTGAGTCGCTCGCGATTCAAAGCGCGGTTGCGTCGATTAACGCGACGCTCACCCAGGCGATACCCCCGCTCTCACCAATCAGCGACGAGGTCGTCGCGGTAATTTGCGCCGAAGCCGCACAATCAGCGACCGAGATCCTCTACGAACGAACGGCCCATAGATTCACCGGAACCTGCGGACCTGTAACAATCCGCCCGGTCTCGAGGCCGGTCAATGCAGATATGCGCGCATGGGCCTCAGCGGGGTGGGGAAGTTGGGGCTATGGATGGGGGGCGTCGATGGTGAACAACCTCGGCCAGCCTCCGGTCATGTCGCTCTACGCAGAGGACACCGCTCCGTACATCGAGTTGTACGACTACCCCGTGACCTCAATAGTTGAGATCAAAATCAACGGTGAGATCATCCCCCCGGATGAGTACGAACTGCGCGAGTACAAGTGGCTCCTGAGAAAACTCCCCACCGCCCAGTCTCAGCCCACTGAAGTATGGGGCTGGCCCGTAAGCCAGGTGCAGTGGCTCCCTGACACGGAACAATCGACCTTCTCTGTTACCTACATGTTCGGCCAGGACTGCGGTTCCGGAGGACGGATGGCGTGTAAGTCTCTCGCCGAGAGCCTCGCGATTCCGTTTCTAGGCGACATGAACGCCTACCCCGATCGGGTAACCACAATCACTCGCCAGGGAGTAACAGCGCAGATCGCTTCTGTCGTGGATGTCATGAGCAAGGGCGGTCCCACAGGTCTTCGAACAGTGGACATGTGGCTTCGCGCCGTGAATCCCAATGGTCTGATGAAAAAGCCCCTAGTCTTTTCACCAGATACCGCGCGAAATCAGCGCCAACAATTTCCAAGTCCAACCTAAAGGAGCATTATGAGCGAAGAGAACCCCGTAGCACCCGACGAGAATGCCGAGGTCATTGCGGCCTCGGACAGTCACGAGTCCAACGACGACCCGAAGTTGATCCAGGAACAGCCCGAGCGCGAGGCCGTCATCGTGGAGAAGGAAGTTGACGGCGAGAAGGTCCAAGTCTCCGCGGCCCCCGGCCATGCCGATGACTCTGAAGTCGACGTCATCGAAGTCGAGGACGGCCCCGGGACGTACGAGTATGAGAAGGAGTCCAATGAGTGACACGGATCCCTTTGCCGACCCGAACCAAGAAAGCGTCAAGGCGCAAGAGGTGGTGGCCCCTGCCAAAGTTGAAAAGGAAGTGGTGAAGCCTTCGGGCGCGCCGGATTTCTTGACGAACGTCGACCACTCGATAGGCGGTAAGTGATGTCTGAATTGTTTCCCGTGAAACGTTTTACGACAGCCGGAGCATCAAAGGCCGAGCGTGAGCAATTGAAGCGTGAGTTCGAGCGCAGTGACCTGGGCGTTCAGCAATCAATGGTCGAGCACTTCAAGGGCCAATCGACATCCGGACTCAGGGAGTACCTCGAAAACCTGCGTTCTGGTGGTCATTTCACGGACGCCCCTACGAAGGCCCCAGAAGCCGATTCTGAGGAATTCGACCTCGTGGGCGACGTTGTCCCGACGAAGGCCGGAAAGTCCTCGCTACCCCCCGAATCGATTGAGGACGACCCGTCCACGACCGAGTAGCCCATGAAGTTAAGCGACCTGGGTTCGTCGGCCAATGACCTGCTGGACTCCTTCGCGGAGCAACTCGCGCTGATCCCGGATTTCACGCTCGAAGGCAATCGCTACGTGGCAGCGGGTGAAATCCCCTGGGACAAGCCTGGGTTATACCTGTATGTCGGCGCCGGAAATACTGGACAACCTGGCGCGCCGCAGGGCCAGAACATCCAAAGCGCCCAAGGTCTGGTCTTCGCGGTCAGTTTCTTCGTCATGATCCTTCGAACCGTCGCGACCTACGGCTACTGGAATGACGGCGGGGTCAATCCTGCCCCTGACAACATTCTGAACGCGAACGGAACCCAAGCCGTCCGAGATGCGGGGGCGTTACTTTCCTGCGCGGCGAAAATCAAGAAACAGGATTTGGCCGTCAAGAGCCAGTCCGCAGGTTTTGTCATTGGTCAGGTTCTCCCGTTAGGCCCGCAGGGTGGCATGGCGGCGATGAGGTTGCAACTCGACGTCTCGATCGACGAGCCTTAGTCATGGCGTATCAGTTAATAATTGACGGGGCCGCGGTCGAGAACATGCTCCACTCACCAGACGGCATCGTCGGTCGTTACATGATCGGTAAATCTCAGGTCGTTCAGAACGCCGCCATCGTTCAATGTCCGAAGCGAACTGGCCGACTCTCGCAATCAATCGTGAAGCGTTTCTACGATTCTCCCGAGGGGTTCACGGTCGTTATCGCAGCCCTGCAGCCCTATGCCTTGTACGTCCATGAGGGCACGAAGCCACACACGATCTACCCCGTCAAGGCGAAGGCATTGAGTTGGGTCGCGCCGGGTGGGACGAGAGTGTTCGCGAAGAAGGTCAATCACCCTGGCACGAAGGCGAATCATTTCCTGTCTGATCAGCTTCACTTGTTCTATGACCCCATCTAATCTTTTGACACCCACGCTATTGAAAGGAATTGAATGCCAACATTGGAACCAGTAGGGAAGGTGACTGATTCGAAGTTACGAAAGGCTGAACCCGTCTCCGTGCCGATCGTCGGATATTCGAAGAAGGGCGAAGAGGTCGAGACCATGATTCGTTTCGCCGGGAAACTTCCGGCCGGCGTCGCCTTGGACATGATCAAAGTGACGGACGTGAACGGAAACGTTGATTTCAACGAGGCTTTGAAGTACGTCGACGGTTGTGTCATTGACGATGACCGGGAGAAGTGGGACAAGCTCATCCACGACACCGATGTCATCATTGACCAACCGATTCTCATTGCCGTCTACGCACGCCTCGGGGAGTTCTACACGGGCCGTTTTACCAAGCGGCGGTCCGGCTCGCGCACTGGTCCGTCTTCTACGAAGCAGACCTCTCGGCCCGCTGCACGCTCGCCAAAGTCGACCCCAACGGAT